TCGTATGAACGACCCACGATGCAAGCGTCAGAAAGAACCTACTAGCACATGCATGCACTACTTTGCTGTTGCAATCGCCTTAGTCATCGCTTTATTAAAGTGTTCGTTAAACCTGCGCTGTACGACCTTAGATGCTATAGCCTCGATGTTAAAGCGTCCTGTGTATGTAGGTTTACTTGTAGTCGTTATAAACTTAGCTATTAGTGTACCTTTCTTTCTTTCATATATACCAGCTGGCCTACTGCCCCCTTTAGGTGTACCTATAAATGATGTACCTGCTGTAACTGATGCGCTTACTTTCTTCAGGTTAGCTCTAGAAATGTTACCGAATGAGTCGCGCTTCATCTCTCTTGTAGGCATAAAATATACATTCATACCTAACGTGCCGTCATTAGGTAGCCCTTCAAAAAACTTTTCAAAACCTTTAGGCGGTCTTGCCCCACCCTGTACACCAAACCTTATATATCTTGCAGCGTCACTACCTTCTTTATCTTTAGCAAATACATGTACTACTAAGTTTGTTTTCTTAGACTTAGTAGTAAGAAAAGCCTTTTGTGTAAACTTTGTAGGTTTATCAAATGCTCCCAACGTTCCTTTATTGAGTGATTGTCTTATGTCAAATCCTGTATTATTAAGAGCTACAGATGTAGCAAAAGGTAATTGTTTTCTATTGTTGTTTAAAAATCTATCAAAGCGTTTAAGATCCTGATCTATTGTAAGAGATAACCCCATTAGAAAGGTATAGTAGCTGTTTCTTGTACTCTAGCCTTAATGTTGTGTGGATAGTCAAAATCTGTAACAGCAAAATTTACTTTAGATGCTGGCATTTCATCTTTAGTCATGTAATTATATATCCCTGTAACTTTGCCATGTACTGTAACTTTTAAACCTTTTTTGTAACTATCTACTATTGATTGCCATGCCTTACCAAATATTGTGCAATTTATATATGTTGTTTCTTCTTTATTATGGTTTACTGCAATTGTAAATTTTGCAGCATCGTAAGCACCTATTTGTGCAAATTCAGCATCTCCTACAAGATTGCCTGTTATTGTTGAATTAAACATCGTCTTTAATTAAATGGTTAGCTATCAGGTTGTTAATACCTGATGAGAATGAGTAGTTGTTTTCTTTGCAAAAATCTCTAAGTGCTTTGTAATTAACCTGTGTAAGTTTTGCCCCAACCATATGACGGTTCTTCCAGTTTTGGGGTGCAACATGTTCAGGTCTTGTTTCATTAGTAGGGTTCATTGATTAGCAGATAACCATTCTTCTATAAAGGTAACGTGTTTAGGCTTAGTTATGTTATGAGATAAATTAGTATTACGGTCAAAGTCAAACTCTACATATAGTGCATCTGCAAGAGTGTTATATAGTTTGTTATCTTTTACTATAAGGTTTCCTACTTTTTTTAAATAATATTGTTTAGTTTCATCATCTAATATTGTAGGCATACCTACAGCCTTATTATGTTTATCTACAAGTGCTTCATAGTTTTCAGGAGGTAAAGGTATTGGTTTGTTTTTGTTGATAGGCGTTACATTATCTTCTGTAGTGTTTGCAAAGTCTCCATCATTATCAGGTATACCTGCATTTAATCCTAGTATTGCTAATAAAGAATATCTGCGACAATAAGTTATAGCACCGCCTTCCTGATGCATAGGGTTGCCTCTACCTCCTGTATTAACAGGTAATAACATTTCAGATGTTATGGATTCACCAGATGTATGTAATAAGTTCGTTATAAGTATATTTTTATTATCTTCTACTTTTGTTGTATGTACTACAGCTAAACCATTAGCAGCTAATGCAGGGTTAACAGTAGAAAGTACTGTAGAAAGATCAGCAAACTTGCCGTACTGTGCAGTATCTTTTTCTTCTATAGTGCCTACCTGTTGTATAAACTTACATAAGGCTTCTGTTATTTCTTTAGTCAAGGTCAGCACCCCATTGAATACCAGATAGTCCTACTGTTGTTGTGTAATAGGTTTTGTATCTTTGTTTTAAATCATAATTTATACAAGCAGCCACAACACTACTGTATTTCATGTTGCCTGTTTCTGTATCTAAAAAGAGGCCAGCATCAATATGCTTAATCATTTAGTAATTATATTTTTCTTAGTATAGCTATGGTTTACCCTTATGGCAATCATGTGTATTTATAATTTGTCTTAATCGTTCATTATCTGCTATAACTTCTGCCAGTAGTTCATAAGGGTCATTTATCCCTACTAACTCTGTTCTAAGAGTTTTTATACGTCTATTATGTTTAGCTAATGTACAAGCCATAGCATTATTAGACTTATGAGCTAACGATAACATATATATAGCGTTTGTGAAGTTTTAATACAATCTATGTAGTGCTTAGTTGTTTTACTGTTCTGCATATGTTCAATTGTTGTACAAACCTATCCATTTTATGTACATCTAATGTCCATTACAAGACCAATTATTGAACAATCATTAATTGACAAAATACAATCTATAAAACCTAGTTACATTACAACAAGAGGCTTTATACATCTTTTATTAGAAGAAGCTATAAATTTTAGAGTTAACAAAAAAGCAAATTTGACAAATAATATAGACTATATATATACAGATAATAAAGATTTAGAAAATAAGAAGTTAGAAGAAAAAGAAGAAAAAGAAAAAATTAATAAAAAAGAAAAACAAGAAAAAATAGTACCTGATGATTTAAAACATTTACAGTTACCTATACTAGATTTTTGGAAGGTTAAAAAAGGTAGTAAATCAATACAAGCGTGGAATCAACAGATAAAAGAATGTAGAAAATTTATAGATAAATATGGTGAAAAAGTGCTTTTAGATCAATTAGACGCCGGTATTCTTGCAGGTAGTTGGAAGGGCTGCACTATTAAAAATTATGAGTCAATACAAAAAATAAATACTAAATTTATAGAAGATGAAAAAGTGCATCCTAATCAAAAGGTTGCAGAATTTGATGAATTTGGGAGGTTAATTTAGTGGAAGTTTTATTTGCAGGTAGTGCTGTTAGAACACTAAGAAAAATGGTCAAAAAAGGCTTAATTACAGAAAAAGATCTAGATACGCCACCTGACGGATATTTTATATCTATGGGTTATGAAAGAGAATTAGGTACAGGAAAATGGATACGAATAAAAAGAACATTAAGAGGTGCTTTGCCTTCTTTGCCAGTTCATAAATTACCAAAATATAGAAATTTACTTACAAATAAAATTACATTTGATCCTGTTATGTATGAAAAACAATAATCAAAAATTAATTGTACAAGATCCTTTTGTAGAGTTTTACCCTGAACCACATAAATACTACGATTTAAAACGTAAATGCTATGTAGCAAGATCAGTAAGCGATGTTATAAAAACAACTGATTATGTAAGCAAAAATATGGAAAAAGCAGCTATAAGAGGTACTAAAATACATGCTGCTGTACAGATATGGTGTGAAACAGGTGATATACCACTATCACTAGCGTATGCAGAAGAATATGCAGATTGGGTAAAACATATAATAAATTACAGAATGTGGGAAACTTGGAAACCGCTAGTAAATGAACTAAGAATGATTGATAGAAAAAGGGATATAGCAGGTAGCGTAGATACGATACTACAGCATAAAAAAACAGGGATGCTATGTTTAGCAGATTATAAAACTCAAGAAAAATATAGTAAAAAAAATCATAGTTTACAAATAGGTGGTTATGTAAGCCTTTTTTATCAAAATTATCCTAATTTAAGCCTTTTTAGTTGCAGAATTATCTATATAACACCTGATGGTATTAAAACCCAAGAATATAACCCTGCTGAATGTATGTTTGATTATGAACAGGCTAGAAAATTATATTTTGAATCAAATTGACTATTTAAATTTTTCAGGATTAGCTTTTACATAAGATCTAATATTAATAATGTCATTACAGATATAAGCATACTTAGAAAGTGGATTTATCATATAGCCACTAGCATGCATCTGACTACATTTAAGCGCCCTAATAAGCTGCTTATCATGTACTTGCTTATCAAGTTCTTCTATAGCTAATTTAAGCTTAACTTTTGCTAGTTCTTCGCAGGTGTCATTATTATTTCCTAATGGAATCATCCAACTTATCTGTGCGCCCCATCCTTCGTTTATAGAATATGTATCTTCACCCTGCGCATCATTACCTGTATAAAAAGGTGTTATAGACATAGTAGGTTGACTACAAATTAAATTACCGAACTGTAGTTTACCGGTCATCCCATTATTTATATTCATATTCTGGTTAATTATTGATGAGTTTCCAACAGCGTTAGGTTGCGCCTGTACATTAGTATCGCCTTCTGCCTTAACTGGTTTACTGACTGAAAACAGATAAAGAAGTAATAACGCTAGTAGTCGTAATTGCATCATTAAGTGTAATCTTTTCTGTCATTTGGCTTGCAGCCCTAGTAGTTATACTAAGCGACCAATCTTTAGTACTATCTGCAACAGTAAATACTGCATCACCGCCAGCGATACCAGCAGATGCAGCTACAGAAATGTTACTAGCTTCCCAAGTATTTAGGGCTGACCCATATTTTTCAGTGACTACGCTGCGGGTGATCGTCTGCGTAGTATTTTCTACCCTGTTTGAACTGCCTGTTGTCCAACTTGGAGTCCCATTTGCAAAAGCTGAGACAGGTGTAAATAAAAATGCTAATAGTAGAAGTTTTTTCATTTGCTAGTAGTTTTATTATCTTTATTATCTAATATAACTTCTTTTTTATTGTTGCCCTTTTTACCGATAGCCAAGCCAAGACTTGCAGTAGATGCGCTAAAAATACTTGCTATAAAAGTTGGGTCAAAATCTACAATTTTTTTACCATCTTGTGGTTCATAATATGAAAGTGTTAATAATGTTGCACTCCATAAAAGAATAGAAACTTTTACTATATTTTCTAGTTTACTAGGTTCTTGTTCTTCCATATATTAGACATGATATATACTATAAATATATACACAAAATAAAAATAATGGTAGAGGTTATAGCAGCTACATCTGGTGCATTATTAACAGCATGTCTAGTTTCTGTAGGATCAGTTAGCTATAGAGGTAGACAATCTAGAGATGATTTAATTAGAAATACAACAGCTATAGAATTATTAACTACAAAAATAAATGATATGCACGATGATATGAAAGAAGTTTTTCATAGGCTTAAGGAAGTAGAACTTGCTGTTGCAGAAATTAAGCCTAGAAGGTAGGAAAAAGGCTATCTAGCTTTGCAATGGGGATTAGACAGCCTTATAGATGACCATATTAAATTTAACCTCTACAATATGTTTGTAAACCCAAACAATGCTATGTACAAAATTTTAAAACCTATACTGCTACGTTTTCTAACTTCTACAGGTTGTAAAAGGTTAATTGTAGATTTACTTAGATCTATCTGTAAGCAAACAACTAATACATTAGATGATAAGGCTGTAGATCTACTTGAGCAGCAATTGTTCCCTAAATTAAATTAATTAATAAAAACCCCTAACTAGGGGCTGTAAAATAGTTTGTCGGGAGGTGTACCAAGTCCGATAACTTGCCTTGTCTTTCCTATGAATTGCAATAGGTTTTGTATAACTTTCAAGTTAGAGTATCTCACAAACCTAACTATCAGGCTTCCCGACTATTTTTTTATTTCATAACTTTACTGGTAAATTCATTTCTATTAAGTCATGCGTCTGTAAATATCTTTTATTTAAAGCGCAATCTAAATCTGGTTTTTTACCATCTTTTGCTGAGTTACTAATAGCCTTAAGCAAACAAATTTGAATATCTCTCCATTGAGTAGCAGTTAAATTAATTCTCATGTTTAAAAAGGCAAAGTTGATTGACTGAAAGACTCTTGTTTTTTTGGTAAAGACCAAAGATGCTCTTGTTTACCATACATGCCTTTAATTTTATTATTAGTTTTTATTAGCTTCCCTTCATTACTTAAATTAGTCATAGCTCTTCTAATAGATGTTAAAGGGCATTTAAGATTAGTCATATTTAGTACCATTGAAGGACTAAAAGATAAGTTTGTATATTTACTTTCATAGTAATAAATACATTTCATTATTTTTTCCTCTTGGCTTTTAGCCTTTGCTATTGATACAGCTAATTCACTAGGCTGTTCATTAATTGTGTTAAAAAAAGTCATTTGTTTACCTCCTAATAAATGTCAACTATACATTCTGCTTGTTTTTCTATTGAGTCTAAGAT